AGCACGATTTCAATGATAATAAAAATTGTTATTGGTGGCCACATCATGATTCTGGGTATAACGGAATAGTTTATTTTAATAAAGGTGATAATACATCTGGAACCAATTTATATTCTATCGTTAAAGAGAAAAATGATGATTTTCCAGAGCATTATCGACCATGGAGACCTAAAGAAGAATTTAAAATTTTAAAAACATTAGAACCAGAGTACAATAGACTTGTTTTTTTCGATGGATTAAAATTTCTTCATGGAGCTAATTTTCCTGATGATCGTTATTTTGGTGAAGAGTATAGAACAAATCAAGTATTTTTCTTCTTAGAAGATCCTTATGAAGATGATTAATTATAGATAATATATGTTATAATAGAATCATGAAAGTTCCAAATTGGCAGCATCATTCCAAAAAGGAACAGAAACGCCACCTCAAACCACAAGCCTTACGACAGGCAAGAAAAAGAAGAAACCACTTAAAAAAGTGTCTACTAAACCCTGTAAACCGCAGGGTTTCTTTGTATCATATAGGTATAGAGACGAAAAACAATGGCAGTACAACACGAAATCAAATCACAACTTGCTAAACTACTTGCAACAGAAGATCTAGTAGTCGAGCACAAGCAAGTCGAAACAGCATCCTTCAATGTAGAGACAAGAGTATTAGTCCTACCTCTTTGGGAGAAAGCAAGCAACAGCATCTATGACATGCTTGTTGGTCATGAAGTTGGACATGCATTGTTTACACCAAACGATGATTGGTTCTTAAAGACAGATGTTCCTCATGGTATTGTCAACGTATGCGAAGATGCACGTATTGAGAAGTTGATGAAGAGAAAGTATATGGGTCTTGCAAAGACTTTCTACTATGGATATAGTGAGTTGCATGATGATGACTTCTTTAACTTAGAAGATGAGGACATTGATAAGTTTAATCTTGCAGATAGAATCAACCTATATTACAAGATTGGCAACTTCTTAGACCTACAATTCACTGAAAGAGAATTGGAGATCAGAGAGTTAGTTGGTAAGTCTGAAACATTCGATGAAGTATTAGAAGCTGCTAAAGTTCTTCATGAGTACTGTAAAGAAGAGCAAGAGAACAAAAAGAAAGTTGCAGATATTGATAATCTTCAATTACCCATGGGTGGATTACCTGATCAGTTTGATTCTCAGGAAACTGGTGAACAAGGTGAAGAAGAAGAGAATGGTGAAGTGATACCGGGATCATCTTCTCCAAAAGCAGAAGAGGCAGAGGGATCTGATAAAGATGGTGACATGACAGAGCAACCAACTGCTGATCAATCTGATAAAGGTGGAGAGAAGAATGAGATTGAAGTCAAGACAGTTGAGTCACTTAGTGAGAATATTCAAGACTTAGTTTCTCTAGCATCATCATACGAGAATGTATATTGTGAGATACCTGATGTTAAACTTGAGCACATCATTGCTAAGAACTCTGATGTTCATAATGTTATTGAAGAGCATTATGGAAAGGAAATTCAGAGATTAAATGCAAACAATGTTCATAATGGATTACCTACTCGTGATTGGTTTGAAGAAGCAGATTCAAAATTCTATGATTTCAAAAAAGGTGCTAGAAAAGAAGTAAGTTATCTGGTCAAAGAGTTTGAGTGCCGTAAGTCTGCAAGTGCATATGCTCGTGCAGCTATTGCTCGCACTGGTGTTCTTGATACATCAAAACTTCACACATATAAGTTCAATGAAGATATCTTTAAGAAAGTTACAGTTCTTCCAGATGGTAAGAATCATGGATTAGTATTTCTTCTTGATTGGTCTGGTTCAATGCAGTATGTCATGCAAGATACTTTGAAGCAACTATACAATCTAATTTGGTTCTGCAAAAAAGTTCAGATTCCATTTGAAGTCTATGCATTCACAAATGAGTGGGGTCATGGTGAGTACGCAAGTTATGGTTTCTATGGATCTGGTGACTTTGGTAAAGCATATGAGAAGAAAGCAGGTATGATTGCGATTGACAATCAGTTCACACTTATGAATCTATTCACAAGTGAAGTAAATGGAAAGACTCTTGAAAAGCAAATGCTTAACATATGGAGAGTGGTTAATAGTTTCAGAGAGTATGGAATATCTTATCCAAGAAAGTTGGCATTATCTGGCACTCCTCTAAATGAAGCATTGATCACATTCAGAAAACTTTTACCTGAGTTTCAGAAGAAAACAAAGGTAGAGAAAGTACAGTGTATTGTTTTGACAGATGGTGAAGCAGGGCCACTTTCACATCATACTGAGGTCAAGCGTGATTGGGAAGATGAACCATATCTAGGAACAAGAAGATGCATACCAGAGGTCACATTTATCAGAGATCGTAAGGTTGGTAGAACATATTCTATCGGATATAAGCATAGTGATTTCACTGATGCACTTCTTGAAAACTTACAAGATAGATTACCTAACGTTAACTTCATCGGTATCAGAGTCCTATCATCTAGAGATGGTATGAGATTTGCAAGACATTACAATGCTGACGAAAAAGAACTCAACATTATGGAGAAAGATTGGAAGAAGTCTAAGAGTTATATCATCAAGAACTCTGGATATGATGCATACATTGTAATGTCATCTCATCATCTTAATCAGGACTCAGAGTTTGAAGTCAAAGAGGATGCAACTAAGTCTCAGATCAAGACAGCATTTGCTAAATCATTGAAGACTAAAAAACTAAATAAAAAAGTATTAGGCGAATTCATCTCTCTGGTGGTATGATAACATTCAAAGAATTTATGCAAGAGAGTAGTCTCTCTCGAATAAAAAGCAAATCAGACAAAGGTGGCATGGCTACAATGTCTGCATCTAGAGCAGATAAATCTGCGAAAGAAAATCGTGCGAGGGCAAAACAATTAGATAGAGATATTCGTGGAAGAGGATTACCCGGAGCTACAAAAGTAACTGGTTCATATGTAGAGAAGGGAGATGATGGTAAAGAGAAGAAAGTAAAAGAAAGAAGTCATGTTGTTACTTCTGGAAAGATGGGTAAGAGAAAGTTTAAGAAGACAGTAAAGGCACTTGGTAAGAAGTATGGTCAGGACTCCGTGTTGACACAAACTAAAAAAACTGGTACACTATCAGCAACACGTAAAGGTGGGTTAGGTAAAGCAAAAAGAATAGGTTTAGGTAAATTCAAGGCTGGTGGTAAAAACCCAGAAGGCCAATCACAAATTAAAGGAAAGACTTTTACTTATGGATAAAAAACCTTATGATGATTCCAATTGGAGAGAGGACTACAAACAGTATACAAGTAACAAACGTTATCTTGAATTACTAGAAAATGGGCCAAAAAGTCTCTCACAATCATGGTTACTTGGAGCATTGTATAATGAGTGGAAAAAAATGAAAGGTTATGACAAATTAGACCCAAAAGAAAACGAGGGTCAGTTGCAATCATCACTCAAAGAATTTCTTAATCATCAAAAAGATCAAGGAATATGAGAGAGTTTTGGAAGATCTGGAAGTATGCTCTTGGATCTTTTAATGACGAGACTACAAAGAAATATGATAATTGGATTTGTATAATTAGAACTCTTGTCATGGTGCAACTTATTATTACCAATTGTTTTATTATTGCCGGTAATATTCGTCACTGGAATGACTTAGAAAAAGACAATAAAATAAGTGTCCATTTTTCTTCGCATTACGTTTCTGACCGACTATTATGGCCATATAGAAACAAACTACATCATGACAAAATTATTTGAAATCAAAATGACACGCGAAGAAATCATTGAGGGTCTAAGATCCAATTACGGCATCGAGTTTACAGCTGCTGACGTAAAAGGTTTCTGTGCAATGAATGACATCGGATACTCTACAGTTACCAAAAAGATCGAAGACTTCAAAGTCGGTCGTGGTAAGTGGAATCTAGAAGTCACACAAAAAGCAGTTGATAATATCGAACGCTCCTATAGTGCACCTGCTGTAATGCCTGTTGTAGAAGAAAACTTAGTTCCAGAGATTGACAGTTCATTTGTCAAGTTTGGTAACTTTGCTGATATCAAGAATATCATCAAGTCTAAATTATTCTATCCAACATTCATCACTGGTCTATCTGGTAACGGTAAGACCTTTGGTGTAGAACAAGCATGTGCTCAACTTAAGAGAGAGATTGTTCGTGTAAACATTACTATTGAAACAGATGAAGATGATCTTATTGGCGGTTTCCGTCTTGTTAATGGCGAGACCGTATGGCACAATGGCCCAGTCATTGAAGCACTCGAACGAGGAGCAATATTGTTACTTGACGAAATCGACCTTGCCTCTAACAAAATTCTCTGCCTTCAGAGTGTCCTTGAGGGAAATGGTATTTTCCTTAAAAAGATTGGCAGATTCGTTAGGCCCGCCAGAGGATTCAACGTACTCGCCACCGCAAATACTAAGGGTAAAGGTTCAGACGACGGACGCTTTATTGGAACTAACGTGCTCAACGAAGCATTCCTCGAAAGATTCCCAGTTACCTTCGAGCAAGACTACCCTGCCCCAAAAACAGAATTAAAGATTCTTGAGAATGCTATGGCAGAAGTTGGTGTTAAGGGTGAGTCTGAGTTCTGCAAGAGACTTGTAGATTGGGCAGACATCATTCGTAAGACATTCTTTGATGGTGGTGTTGAGGAGATCATCTCGACTCGTAGATTAGTTCACGTTGTTCGTGCATACGGTATCTTCAAGAACAAAGCAAAGGCAATCGAAGTATGTGTCAACAGATTTGATGATGAGACAAAGCAAGCATTCATGGAGTTATATGACAAAGTAGATGTTGATGTTGATTTCAAAGAAGGTGAAGATGTACCAACTGTGGGATAATTACAGAAAGACCTTGTTCTCCGTGTTTCCTGATTTGGAATACGGAGATACTTGGGCTAGATGGGAAGGTAAAGGAACTTCTCTTATTGCAAAGACTTATACAAATCCAAATATAATCAAAGCAAGAGAAGTTGATATATGGAGTGATAAGTCTTCTATCTACAATAACATCATCTATCCAAAGACAGGTAGTAATCTTCCTTGTTTCGGTATGGACTTGATGGGATTCTTTGAAAAGAAAGTTATTATTGTATTTGACTTTCAACACCCAAAAGAGAAATATCCTTTCTCAGTTGATGGTTTACCAAAGAGTGAAGGAGACTATCGTTTCTTTGAACCTGGTAATCATTTCTCTGATAACATCTACATCGCAAAATGCACTGCTAATGAAGTCGATGAACATCTAGAAATGTTCACAACCTACTTGACAAAGTACAAGGAGATGGTAGAATTAGAGAAACCCACTGGAATTGAAACCAGTGAATATAAAGATTTTGATGCATATATGACTAAACTTGACCCAGTGGCAGGATACCTGTCTGGTAAGTTTGGAAAAGACAAAGCAGAAAGTCTAGTTAACGATTTTCTTTTTACCTATGGATAAAAAAAGATTAAGAAAACCATTTGAATCTGTTGGTGCAGGAAATACTGCAACTGAACCAGAGCACTCTCCTTATTATTATGATTACACTCGTAATGACCCTAATAGAGAAAATCCTTTTACAGAAAATGATGGACTTGATTATGAAGTCGATTATATGAGTTCTTCTGCTGATTATATGTCAGATATAGACGATATGTACTCACATCATTTTACAACAGAACAACCAATGGCACATTATTTTAAATATCATGAAGAAGAAATTCTAAAAGATATTCAAGAATACGTATCAGGAACTTATCAAGGACATTATACAGGAAACTCACACGAGTTTCGTAAAGTCCAGACAATTGATTTGATGGCATCTAAAGATTTGGCATCAGGATTTTGTCAAGCAAACATACTGAAGTATGGAAGTCGATATGGAAATAAAGATGGTCGTAATAAAAAGGACTTGCTAAAAGTCATACATTATGCTATGCTATTATTACACTTTGATGAGCACTACAATAAACCCCCTATGACAACAGGGAATATTGACATTAACATGCCTTAAACATAATGAATTTAAAAGAAAGAACTATGAAATTATCTGACAACACTTTGAATGTACTCAAGAATTTTGCAGGTATCAACAACTCAATCCTTGTCAAAGAAGGTAACAAATTAAGAACAATATCTGTTGCTAAAAATATTCTTGCAGAAGCAGATATTCCAGAAGAGTTTCCTCGTGATGTAGCAATCTATGATCTTAATCAGTTTCTAAATGGACTTGGATTACACTCAGACCCTGACTTAGATTTTAGTCCTGAGTCATATATTGCAATTAAAGAAGGGACAAGAAGAGTTAAATATTTTTATGCAGATCCTCAAGTAATTACTGCTCCTCCTGAGAAAGAAATTAATCTTCCTACAGAAGATGTATGTTTCCAATTAGATAGCACAGCATTAGACAAATTACTCAAAGCAGCGGCAGTATATCAATTACCAGATTTATCTGCGATTGGTGAAGCAGGTGTTGTTAAACTTGTTGTTCGTGATAAGAGAAATGATACATCAAATGAATACGCAGTTGTAGTTGGTGAAACTGATAAAGATTTTGTATTTAATTTTAAAGTAGAGAATATTAAAATTATACCTGGTGCATATGATGTTGTAGTATCAAGTAAATTACTTTCTAAGTTTTCTAATACTCGTTATGATCTAAAATACTACATAGCATTAGAACCTGATTCAACATTTGGTTAATGCAAAAAGAAGTATTTTTTACTGCAGAAGAAATGCAAATCATTCGAGTTTGTTTGCATAATGCACCGATTCCTTATGATCAAGGAGAAGGTGCAAAACAGTTGAAAAAACTCCAAGAAAAAGTAGGTAAACCAAAACCTTTAAAATACGAAAAATGAACAACGTCGGATTAGAAGTTGTCTTTTGGACAATCTTAGCACTTTATTTTTTAACAAAGTTAGGAGTATTCAAAAAGAAATGAAGTACATTCTTTACAATGAAAATTTTGAAAAACAAGGTTCTTTTGCATCGGTGCAAGAACTAAGAAATTTTCTTTGTGATCGAAAGTATGATATAAGTTGTGATGCAGATTTGTCATGTACATTTGACTACATCAAACATATTAAGTGGCACTTTGACATAGTAGAATGAAACTAACACCAGAGATTATAAAAAAAATTGAAGAAGCATTTGAACACACTAAACTAAACGGTGATATTAATTGGGAAGATGGAGATGAGATAGATGTTAATCTTGCAGGAACATTTGCAGCAGATAAATTTATTGTTATAGTAAACAGATCAAAAAGTGGCACAACAAAGAAAAATTTTATTGCGAAAAAATAAAATTATGTTATAATAAAAGTAAGATATTTTTATTATGAACATTTTTGTGACAGATCCTGATCCTGTTAAGTCAGCAGAAGTTTTGCCTGACAAACATGTGGTCAAGATGCCATTAGAAACTTGTCAAATGTTGGCAGTAGTATTTTCTAAATGGTATTACAACTGGGGTAATGAATTACTTCCTAAGAAAGATGGAACTCCTTATAATACAGAGAAGGGAGCATTTCGTGGACATCCATGTACAATATGGGCAGCAGAAAGTTTTGCTAACACTGCTTGGTTGATACAACATGGATTTGGATTACTTGAAGAGTATGAAAAAAGATATGGTAAGATTCATTCATGTCAAACTGCAATGAATGCAGCAGAAAAAGTATTTGAAGAAAGAACAGGAAAAACATTAGATTGTCATAAGGAGGCAACACCATTTGCTTTTGCAGGCCCTGATGAGTTCAAGCATGATTCAAGTATTGATATTCTAACGAAGTATAAAAGATACATTGCATCTAAACCTTGGGTGTGCGATAATTATCTTAGGAAACCAGATCGTAAACCTGATTGGTTATAACTGTGAAATTATTAGTAGCAGGTAGGATTACAGGGTCGGTCTTGATTATTGCAGCATATTTTGTTATACTACATGTATCAACACTTTATGGAGCGATGATGCATTCGTTTGCAGACATCGTTTGTATTCCTTTTTATGCGGTTCATAAACAATGGGATGTAGTAATTATGTTATCTTTCTTGATGACTATTTCAATTAGCAAAGTTGTAATTTTATTAGGATGAGTGATTTTATTTGGGTTGAAAAATACAGACCTAAAACAATTGATGAGTGTATTCTACCTGACAGTATTAAAAAAACATTTCAAGATTTTGTTACTGCCGGTGAGATACCAAACATGTTATTATCAGGCCCACCGGGGATTGGTAAGACAACTGTAGCAAAGGCACTATGCAATCAACTTGGAGCAGATTATTATGTCATTAATGGATCGGATGAAGGACGCTTTCTGGACACGGTTCGGAACAACGCAAAGAACTTCGCATCTACCGTCTCTCTTACAAGCGAGTCGAAACATAAAGTCATCATCATTGACGAAGCAGACAATACCACTTCCGATGTACAGCTCCTTCTCAGAGCGTCTATTGAGGAGTTCTCCAAAAACTGCAGGTTTATCTTTACGTGTAACTACAAAAACAAAATTATCGACCCTTTACATAGTAGGTGTACTGTTGTTGATTTCTCGATTAATAAAAAAGACAAACCAACAATAGCAACACAATTCTTTTCAAGACTAACCAATATTCTTGAACAAGAAAAGATTGATACAGATAAGAAAGTTGTAGCACAATTAATAAATCAACATTTTCCAGATTGGAGAAGAGTTTTAAATGAGTGTCAAAGGTATTCAGTTAGTGGAAAAATAGATAGTGGTATATTAGCAGTATTCTCTGATGTTGCAGTAAATGATCTCATTAAAAATCTCAAACAAAAAAACTTTTCGGAAGTTCGTAAGTGGGTTGTTGCCAACTTGGACAACGACACTTCTATGTTATTGCGTCGTATTTACGATAGCTTATATGATTCCTTGGAGCATCGCAGTATACCTGCTGCTGTCCTTATTATTGCAAAATATCAGTATCAAATTGCGTTCGTCGCAGATCAAGAAATTAATCTTTTGGCAGCGTTAACAGAAATTATGGTGGAGTGTGAATTTAAATGATTAAATCTTTTGGATTATTAATTTTAAGATTATCAATAGGAACTATGTTGATACATCACGGATATGAAAAAACAGCAGATATAGAAAATTTTGCAAATGCTTTTGTAAGACCTCTTGGATTACCATTCCCAATATTCTTATCTTACATCGCTGCCTACTCTGAAATATATGGTAGTTGGTTAATAATCTTTGGATTGCTTACAAGACTTGGTGCATTATCTATTGTTGGAACAATATCAGTTGCAATATATCACGCAGTTGCAACATCAGGTTTTAATATTTACTTACTCGAACTTCTAATATTATATTTTGGTGGAGCATTTTGTGTTTTATGTTATGGTGGAGGAGACTTTGCACTTGATAGATTTTTAAGAAAGTTTAGAATAAAATTTAAAAGACCACACTTACCTTTTGAATAATTGACTTTACACTTAATTATGCTATAATAAATTTATTATGACTAAATCAACTTTCGCTAAAACTAAGGCACAAATCAAATCATATCAATATTATTTGTTCTGGGGTGCTTGCACTTTTGCTGTAATGGCTGGACAAATCTTTGTTGGTGCAGGTTATCAATCAATGTCTAACTCTGTAAAAGACCTTACTGAATTAATTGAAATTAAAATGGAATGGGATGAATTAAACAAAGGTAGAAATAGATCACCCTATATGCCAATGAGTGATTAATGTCTCTCAAATCTTTTAAAACACCACTTCGTTATCCTGGTGGCAAGTCTCGTGCTTGCAAAAAAATGGAACCATTTTTTCCAGACCTTAGATATTATGATGTATACTATGAACCGTTCATAGGTGGTGGTAGTGTAGCATTACATATTACAAAGAAATATCCAAAATTAAAAATAGTCGTTAATGATTTGTATGAACCATTATACAATTTTTGGTTACAGTTACAGGTTAACGGAGATTATGTACATGAAGAATTACAGCAATTAAAATCAAGATTTCCTGATCGTGGTTCTGCAAGAGGATTATTTGAAGATGCAAAAGAAAAATTATATGACTTAGATGTTACAGATAAAGACCGTGCTGTTTGTTTCTACATTATAAACAAATGTTCTTTTAGTGGTCTTACAGAATCATCATCATTTTCAGAACAAGCGAGTGACGCTAACTTCTCAATGAGAGGTATTGATAAGTTACCTGTTTATAGTAAGTTAATTAAAGATTGGTACATTACAAATGTAGACTATAAACATTTGTTAGGAGATAAAGAAAAAACATTCGTATATCTTGACCCACCATATGATATTAAGGATAATTTGTATGGTAGAAAGGGATCTATACACAAAAAGTTTGATCACGATGATTTCGCAAAAAGTTGTGAAATATATAATTCAGAGATGCTTATAAGTTACAATTCAGACCAATTAGTTAAAGATCGATTTAAAGATTGGAATTGTGCTGAATTTGATTTGACATATACGATGCGTTCAGTCGGAGAGTATATGCGAAATCAAAAAATGAGAAAAGAATTACTTCTCTTCAATTACAACACAGGAGTATTTTAATGGACGAAAGACCATCAGATATGTATCAAGACATGAAGAAACTTAATATGCTCTATGAAGAGATGTGTTGGGATAATGATGACATTTTAGAGTTTTATCCTGACTATGAAAACAACACTATTATCATCCGAAATAAAAGTATGGATGAGGATATGATTAGCGGATAGTATGTCAGAATTTTTAAAACGTCATATCGGACCTTCAGAATCAGAGCAACGCAAAATGCTTGCTGATTTAGGTCTATCTACCATTGATGAATTGGTGAGAGAAATCGTTCCTGATTCAATCTTACTTCGTGGTGATAGTAAATTACCAGAGGGTTGTAGTGAGCAACAGGCACTTACAGAATTAAAAGATATAGCTTCACATAATATTGTTAAAAGAAGTTTGATTGGACAAGGATATTATGGAACAATCACACCTCCAGTAATACTGAGAAATGTATTTGAAAATCCTTCTTGGTATACTTCTTATACACCGTATCAGGCAGAGATATCGCAGGGTAGATTAGAAGCATTATTTAATTATCAAACACTAATTACGGAACTCACTGGACTCCCAGTTGCAAATGCATCATTGTTAGATGAAGGAACTGCAGCAGCGGAGGCAATGATACTTGCTTACAATAATTCTAAAAATAAAAATATTTTTTTAGTTGATAGTGAAGTATTTCCTCAAACATTAAAAGTATTAGAAACTAGAGCAAAACCACTAGGAATAGAAATAAAATTAGTTGATTGGTATAATCTTACAGACCTTGAAGAGTTTGATAATGCTTTTGGATTAATAGTTCAATTACCAAATAACAAAGGTAGTCTTCGAGATCCAAGTGCATTTCTTCGCATCGCAAGTGTTTACAAGTGTATGAAGATTGCAATCGTTGATCCATTATGTCAGGTTCTTATGCAACCTGTAGGAGATATGGGATTCGATATTGCGGTTGGAAGTATGCAAAGATTTGGTATACCTATGGGATTTGGTGGGCCACATGCAGCATTTTTTGCTATCAGTGAAAAATATAAGAGAAAGATTCCCGGAAGAATTGTAGGACAGTCGGTAGATACCCAAGGGAATAAAGCATTAAGGTTAGCACTACAAACAAGGGAACAACATATAAGACGAGACAAAGCAACATCCAATATATGCACCGCCCAAGCATTACTTGCAAATATGGCAGGTTTTTATGCTGCCTATCACGGTGCGGAAGGTTTGAAAAAAATAGCAACCAGAGTATTAAAATATAGGCAAACACTACAAAAAGCATTGAGATGGTGTGGAATAGAGGTTGATGAGTCCGAAGGATTTGACACTGTTCGATTTAAAAGTTTTCTTGCTTTGGAAGGATTTAATGTTCGTTATGAAGATGGTTATACTTTAATTACATTAGACGAATGTACCACACTTGAAGAATTAAAACAACTTGTAGATTCTCAACTGGACATGACGAATAGATTTGATACTATCGATCATGTGATAGATTCAATCGGAGATTTTCACTGGTTAGGTATACCAGAAAGAATTAGACCTTGGTTGACTCAGGAAGTATTTAACAAGTATCATAGCGAAACAAATATGATGAGATATATTAATGAGTTAGTGCAGAAGGATTTTTCATTAGTAAATGGTATGATGCCACTTGGCAGTTGTACAATGAAACTTAATGCAGCAGCAGAACTGATGCCAGTGTCATGGCCTGAGTTTGCAAATATACATCCTTTTGCACCGGCATCCCAATCAATTGGTTATGATGTGATTATCAAAGAATTAAAAGGATGGTTATGTGAGATAACTGGTTTTGATTCTATATCTCTTCAACCAAACGCGGGATCACAGGGCGAATATGCAGGACTCTTAGCGATACAAGATTACCATCAGAGTAACGGTGATACAACAAGGAATGTTTGTCTTATACCTGAAAGTGCACATGGAACTAATCCTGCAAGTGCAGTCATGGCGGGCATGAAGATTGTTCCAGTCAAGTGTGATGAGAGTGGAAATATTGATTTAAAAGATTTGGAAAAGAAAGCAATCATGAATACATTTGAACTCTCATGTATTATGATTACATATCCATCGACTCATGGTGTTTTTGAACCGACTATCAAAGATATTTGTAGAATCGTGCATGAGAATGGTGGTCAAGTGTACCTTGATGGTGCAAATTTAAATGCACAAGTCGGATTAGCAAAACCTTGTAAATATGGTATTGATGTATGCCATATGAATTTACATAAGACATTCTGTATTCCTCACGGTGGTGGCGGTCCTGGTGTTGGTCCGATTGGTGTTGCAGAACATCTTGTTCCTTTTATGCATCATCGTGTATCAGCAGCAGTTCAAGGTAGTGCATCTATCTTACCAATAAGTTGGATGTACATAAGAATGATGGGTGCTGATGGATTAAGAAAAGCAAGTGAAGTATCTTTACTTACTGCTAACTGGTTAGTACATCGTATCGAACCATTCTTCAAAGTATTATACAAAGGTAACAATGGAAGAGTGGCACACGAGTGTATCTTTGATGTTCGATATTTTGATGGTATAAGTGCTGAAGATGTGGCAAAGAGATTAATGGATTATGGTTTTCACGCACCGACATTATCTTGGCCAGTTACAGGTACAGTTATGGTCGAACCAACTGAAAGTGAATCATTAGAAGAACTTGAAAGATTTGGTGCAGCTATGGTAAGTATCCGAAGAGAGATTGATAAAAATAAAGATATCTTGAAAAACTCACCTCATACAGCGAGGGTTGTAAGTTCGGATAAATGGGAGTATAATTATAGTCGTGAAGAGGCAGCATATCCCGCCAATCAAACGAATAAGTTTTGGCCAGCGATATCACGAATAGACAATGTTTACGGGGATCGTAATCTTGTTTGCTCTTGTGAAAATTATTTTGATAATGAAGATGGAACTAAAAGACTGGTTGAACTCAATTAACCAAACAAAAAAAAATTTAATAGATGAAGACCCTTCGATTGAGAAAGATTATCCTCCATACATAATCAATCGTTGCTTCTCAGGTCACTTAGATGCTATCCTTTTTGCGAATGAAATGAATAGGTATAATTTCTTACCAAAGAGAATGCAATACGACTTTTATATAAATACCCTCAGAACTAAGAAGAGATTCTCTCCTTGGCTTCGTAAGGATATGATTAAAGACCTTGATTATGTAAAACGTTATTATGGTTATAGTAACGAAAAAGCAAAACAAGCTTTAAAAATTCTGACAAAAAAACAACTCAACTTTATAAAATCTAAATTTGATACTGGAGGAGCGAAATGAGTGTTGTTAAAGAACCTGTCGTCACATGGTCTCCCGACCAAATGGTGGAGGTAACATTGAATGAACCAGATGATTTCCTGAAAGTCAGAGAAACTCTCACAAGAATTGGTGTAGCAAGTAGGAAAGAAAAGAAAATATATCAAAGTTGTCATATACTTCATAAGCAAGGGAGGTATTATCTTGTCCACTTTAAAGAACTTTTTGCTCTTGATGGAAAACACGCTAACCTTACTTCTAATGATGTTCAGCGTCGCAACCGTATTGCTCAGCTTCTTGCTGATTGGGGATTGGTTGGTGTGGTCGATGTAGTTCGTATACAAGACATCGCACCTTTAAATCAAATTAAAGTGTTATCATATAAAGATAAAGGAGACTGGATATTAGAAACAAAGTATAATATAGGTGCAAAGAAAAAGAAAGAGGAAGGGGGTTGACACCCTCTTTTTTTGTGCTATACTATAATTGTTGGACGCAACATGGGAGTGACCGAATAAACTTACTGGCAACCGCTAGTTAAGGTGATGAGACACAGGTGGTGCTGCTGATGCGAGTCAGAACCGACTCAACCAGTCGGGTCTCAGGCAATAACGTTTTTACTACTGTAGTAATGCCCGTTATTTGTTGGTATACAGGAATCCAACCTCCCTCTTTAATACAACAAAACAAATATCCACAATTATCCGCATGTCATTCGCAAATTTAAAAAAGAAATCAAGGTCTGGTTCTCTCACAGAGAAGTTAATTAGACAGGTCGAAAAAATCAACGACAAAGGTAGCAGTAACGTTGATGAACGTATTTGGAAACCAGTAGTAGACAAATCTGGTAATGGTTATGCAATCATTCGTTTCCTTCCAGAACCCGAAGGTTGTGAACTTCCTTGGTCTAGAGTTTATACTCACGCATTTCAAGGAACTGGTGGTTGGTATATAGAGAACTCTCTTACCACACTTGGACAAAAAGACCCAGTTTCAGAGCACAACTCAGAACTATGGAATTCTGGTTCAGACGCAAACAAAGAGATTGCTCGTAAGCAGAAGAGAAGATTATCTTATTATAGTAACATCTATGTTGTAAGTGATCCAACTAATCCTGAGAACGAAGGTAAAGTATTTCTATACAAGTATGGAAAGAAAATCTTTGATAAGATTATGGAAGCAATGAAGCCTGAGTTTGCAGATGAAACTCCAATCAATCCATTTGATTTCTGGGCAGGTGCTAACTTCAAGTTAAAGATTCGTAGAGTCGAAGGTTATCAGAACTATGATAAGTCAGAGTTCGGTAGTGCAGAAGCACTCTTTGATGATGATGCAAAGTTAGAAAAGATCTACAACTCTTTATATAATTTAAATGAGTTTACAGATCCAAAGAACTTCAAGTCATACGAGAAGTTAAAGGAGCGTTTAGATTCTGTTCTTGGACTCAAGAAGCCAGTCAGAGCACCAATTCCTGATTCAGAATTAGAAACTGAAGATGAAGGTCGTGGTTACTTTGCAGAACAAGCAGCAGCATCCGAACCAGTAAAAGAAGTTGCAGCAGTAGAAGAAGCAACATCCGATGAAGATGATGAATCGCTGAGTTACTTCTCTCGATTAGTCAATTCTTAAGACACACAACCCACCGCAAGGTGGGTTTTTTTATACCCCTGATACTCTTGGATTATCAGTTCCTTTTAATGTTTTTGAAATATAATTTGAGGATCTTTTATACTTCATTATTTGTTTGTGCTCAGATATGAATGCACCAAGATATGCTGGTTTCAATATTCTAATTCTTCTTTTCTCTTCATTTTGTTTGACTTCATAATCATAGTTTGTAATTGATGCCACTGGAGTTATAGTGTTTGAACTTGATCCACCAAAATTTACTTTGATAAGACTTCCTGTAGATGATGTCACAGTTCCAACAAAAGTAAAAGTGAAGTTAGCATCTACCTCTAAGCCACCTTTTAATACTACTCGATTATATTTGTCTATTGTCTTTATAGTTTCAGAGTGATGAATACCCAGTATGTTTTGTTCAGATCCATATTTTTCCAACATATATGAGTATAAGTCATCGTGATTCAATGGCCATTGACTTCTTACATTGGTAATATTATTTGATGTAAGAACAACCCAATCCAATTCTGAGTCACCATAAAGTTCTTGAGCAAGAACATCTGGTCTTTGCTGATCTTCAATGTAATAATAATTAAAAGCAGTGATTGCTTGATCAACGTCAGTTCTTAGTTTTGATCTTTTAAATAAATTTTTTACAATAACTCTATCTTCAATCCTATTGCTACCCGACAATAAAGAGGGTTGAGATATATTTGGTAATTCTTCGAAGTATGCCATTAGTAACCTACCGCATCGATTGGAACTGGTCTCAAGTCTGGTCTACTCTCAGAGTAATTAAATTCATTTTCATCATAATCTGTATCGAAGATTGGTTCAAGTTCA